GCTTTTTCCTCAGCTCATGCCGCCTGTATCTATGGAGTGAACCATATCCAGGCTTACCTCATTGCACTCTTCTGGGCTAGTGTGAACATGTACGCCGATCCTCGCTTCCGCAGCATGGAAATCCCCCGGTTTGCGTCACACTTCTTCATCCCATCGGTGATGGGGGGGTTCCCTGTCCTCTTCCTCGACAACTTCTTGGTGAGAGCCGAATCGGACTTCGTGGCAGCCTTCTGCAGCACCTATGCCATCATGCGAGTGCGACAGCCAGAGTTGGCGGTTTACTTGAGAGCAGTCTTCAACCAGAGCTTCTCTGCCGAGCCGTCATACCAGCTCCTCACTGCGGATCCGTATTCCATCCCTTGGCACCGTCCTGAGACCGCCCTTCAGCGGATGGGGAGGTGGACGCGTGAATCTCTCCATGCCAATGTGGTCAATCAGGAATTCCGAGAGATCCTCAAATCTTGTGAGGAGTTCCCTGAGGAGGAATTCGTCGAAGCTCTCGGCTCAGGGGAGCCTCTTGACGCTCGGTCAATCTCCTCCTTGTATGAGAAGTCTCCGTACCACATCATCAGATCCTTCGTGAAGAAGTTTGAGACATCCGGTAGTTTCATCACCTTCATCGTGAACATCGCTTACGACGGCTTGAGGAGTGGTGCCACTGGAGAGCTGCTCCGGATCGAGGCGGCTGTGCAGGATGAGATCCAGTACGTCTCCCAGATCACGTTCTTGGAGGATTCACAGATGATTTCCACTATGTTGGATCCTGACTCATTCTCGTGCCCTACGGCTCATGCTGAGCACCTTCGAGCCTGCGGATGGGGTCGCCCAATTCGAGGGATCACGCATCCTCCCATGACTCACCAGCTCCTCATTGGCTATGCAGGGGACCCTGAGCTGAAGGAGTACACAGAGAACCACTTCCGCCTCACTACCGTTGCTACGCCGGCGGTGGACCCTCACCTGACCTTTCCTCAATTCCGAGCACGGGCAGCTCACCCCTACCATGGGATGACAACCAGCTCCGGGAAGGAATATGCTCCAATCGCCGTACCAAAGGTGGATCAGATCGGGAAAAACATTGCCGAGATTCTCTATCTCCCGACAGTCCTCATGCTGGAAACAGTGGACACAACTCCTCCTGAGTGTGCTAATGTCCGTGATGTGTGCCGCCATCTTCTTGGGTATTACACTACACGGACGCTCGAAGAGCTGGACCCCTTCACAGCCAAGAGACAACAGGGGACTCGCGATCACCACTTGGCTTGTCCTAAGTACAATCTAACGATCGCCGCGAACACTCTGAAGAACGCCTCCATGACCGGGGATGACATTGTCGACACGAACAACCGTTTCCGGGGAACGGGGGACAACTATCGGCTGAACTTCATGCATCACAAGTGCACTGCTCGGGCTGTTGTCCTCGAGCACTGGAACTACCCGAAGACAGAGAATGTCTCCTGTGAGTATTGGTCATGTGTCCCAGACTGCCGAGAATGCCTCTTCGCTCTCGAGGAGCCGGATTCGTGGTACACCCGCAAGGATATGTTCGATGGCCAGCCCCCAGTGATCCCTGCTTTGAAGCCCGCCATCCTCGACAATGAGGTGAGACTCGCGGACTTTCTTTCGGATATCCACGGGACAGCCGAGATCCGGGTCGATGAGGCGCACACCCCTCCTACGCTCGAAG